CAAAAATATGGTGTTTATAAAGATGCAACAGGAACAATTTTATTTACAGGACAACCTGTAAGTGCATCGTTATACCCATTAAATACTCCTATTATTAATGAAATAATAATTATTAAATATGGTAATTTAACGACAAATCCTAATGACAATCAATTTATCATAAGTACTGTAAATAACACAACATCACAAGTAACAACAACTACCACCACTCTTCCTATTGTTCAAAATTTAGGTAATAGTTTAGGTGGTGTTAAGTTTTATGGTCTTATGGATGAATACCTTGATAAATCAGAAACTTATTTAAAAAATGTTATTTCTAATTTAATGACAGGTGTAAGAGCTGGTTTACCAAATATTACAATAGAAGGTGATAAAGGTAATAAGTCACAACTTGAAGGAGAACAAACAAGAGTTGAGATGTGGGAGACATTTAAAGCATTCAATGATACGTGGGTTGCCGGTGGAGATTTTAAAACAAAAACAATGTTTGAAGATGTTTTATTATTTGATAGGGCAAGTAGAGACGTTGGACAAAAAGTTTATGTTGACATCTTCAAAATTAAAGATTTAATTGAAGGTTCATTATACAAAAATAATATGTTAGATATTGTGTCAACAATATTATCACAAAATAATTTTACTTATTTTCCATTACCCGCTTACGCTAATTTCTATAACGCACAAGACGCAGAGAAAAATCCTGTACCAAGAAGTGAAGGATCAACTGAATTTGCTAACTCATTTTGGGGTACGTTCTTAAATGTGGATTACAGAAACACATCACCTAAGTTTTTATGTTATTATGCAAACAAACCTAGTCAATATGTAGATATGAAAGATAATGTTGATTATAGATTTAGGGACGACGCATTTGATCTTAGGAGAGCAAGTGATAATCCATTAGTTGAAAATCAATCTAATAAAAAAAATTGGGATAAATCAAATAAAGTTGTTGGGTTCAATATAGACATTAGTAATCAAAATCAACAAATATTTAAAAACTTTAGTGTTGGTCAAGATGTTGGTAAACCTACCGCAGAATCTTTGGAGATGTTAAATCAAATGGCAAACCAAAGTAGAAACAGAAGTACAGGATCTCAAAACGTATCTTTATATAACTTATATAGAAATAGAAGTTACGAATGTTCTGTTGATATGTTAGGTAACGCTCTTATACAACCAATGATGTACTTTAATGTAAGAAACATACCTATGTTCTCAGGGCCATATATGATTACTTCGGTAACTCATCAGATTAGTGAAGGTGAATTTAGTACAACATTTAAAGGTACAAGACAACCTTTTTATAGTTTACCTAAAATTGATAGTTTTATACAATCTTTAAGTTTGGATATAATATCTAAATTACAGGAACAAGTAAAAGCAAATGAAGAAAAGAAAAAAAACTCAAGTGAAAATGTGATATTCCAAAAAAATAATGTGGTTTCAAATGTAACTGGTACTGATACAATAACTAAAAATCAAGATTGTTCTGATAAAATTAATAGTGGTTATGTTGGGTATACACCATTAGATAGTCCAGCATCAACTCAAATATCATATAAGGACTTTAAAAAACTACTTGGAGATAGGATTGTTGCAAGTGGAATACCAAAAGAAACCACAAGTAATAGTATAACAACTATAAATGATGATTTTTTAAATTTATCTACTTATTTATTCTCATTTATTTATTTAGATTCTGCATCATCAAGTGGGTTAAAGGCGTATGAAAATAATTATAATACAATTAATTTAACCGAAACTTATGGGGAAGTACTTGCCACAACAACTAATAAAAAATTCTATTGTCTATCAAGAGGCACTAATTTAAACATACCAATTGTTTCATTTATATCTGCCGAAAAATTTATTGATTTTGCAATTTCTAGATTTAAAGATAGATTATCTTTAATTGACCCTAATCTTTCACTTGAGATTGATATAGTTAAATTGTATGTAACTAAGTATCCTAATGTACAGTCTGATAATGTTTACACTGAAATGACAGAACAAGATAAACTTGTCTTATCAAATAAAGTTACACAGGGGTTAAACATATATAAGTCATTAAATTAATTTTATTGAATAACTAGATATTTATAAATAAAAACAATTATGGACACAAAATTAATTTTAGATAACTACTTGGGTAAAAACACAAGAGTGTCAGAGAAAGATAAAGGTAATGGGTACAAAGAAGTTTGTGACTTAGACACTGGAGATTGTTATACACTTAGAATAAAAGACGGTTTAATTGAGAGAGTTGATAATACTATGAACACATTCAAAAAAATACAAGTCGAAACTAAAACAGGAATTAAACAATTATTAAACGGATAACCATGGCAATAGATAAAAAAATATTAAAAGAAATAAGTAGATTTAATTCTATTAACAAATACATAAGTGAACAAGTTGATCCTGCATTAGACGCTGCGTTGGCACCACCTGTTGATCCTGCGGCTCCTGTTGATCCTGCGGCTCCTGTTGATCCTGCGGCTCCTGTTGACCCTAATGCGGCACCCGCAGACCCTAACGCAGTTGCTCCAATTCCACCGGCAGCACCTGTTGATATTGCAACAGATCCTGAGGTAGAAGAACTTGGTGCTGAGGGAGAAGAAGAAGAAAACAAAGAAGAATTAGATGTTACAGATTTAGTTGCAAGTCAAAAAAATATGGAACAAAAACAAGAAGAATATTTTGATAACTTATTTGCTCAACTAAAAACTCTTGAGGAAAAATTAGGTGAAATGGATGGTTTGGTAACAACCATAAATAACTTAGAAACTAAGTTTGATAAATTTAGACCAAAAACTCCACAAGAGAAATTAGAACTAAGAAGTTTAGATTCAGGTCCTTTTAACCAAAAATTATCTGATTTCTTTGAAGACAAAGAACCTGATATGGAAAAATCGGGTAAAAATGAATATGTTTTAACAACTGATGATGCTAATAATTACTCTACAAATGATGTTGAAACTTCATTTAATAATTACGACGACGAAGACACAAATATGATGTAATACTTTAGAGAGGGACATTGATGTCCCTCTCAAGTTTTTTTTTAATATTTTATTGACTACCCTACTTTTTATAACTATATTTTCTACATAAACCTTTAATAAATATATACAAAATGGCGACAAACAATGTTTTAGATGCAGTTTTGGCTCAGTATGAGAGTTCAAAACAAAGTGGTTCTTCTTCCACTTCAAAATTCACACAAGAAGAAAGAATGAAAAAGTATTTCGCAGCAATCCTTAAGGATAACGAAAAACAAGGTCAACGAACAATCCGTATTTTACCTACAACTGATGGATCATCTCCTTTTAAGGAAGTTTGGTTTCACGAAATCAATGTTGATGGTAAATGGCAGAAGTTCTATGATCCAGGAAAAAATGACAACGAACGTTCACCTTTGAATGAGGTATATGACGAGTTAATGTCAACAGGTCGTGAATCTGACAAACAATTAGCAATACAGTACAAAGCACGTAAGTTTTATATTGTTAAAGTAATTGACCGTGATCACGAAGAAGATGGTGTTAAATTTTGGAGATTTAAACACAATTACAAACAAGAAGGAATCCTTGACAAAATTATTCCGATTTGGAAAGCAAAAGGTGATGTTACTGACTCTGATAATGGTCGTGACTTAATCCTTGAACTTACAAAGGCAAAGACACCAAAAGGTGCAACATATACGGTTATCCAAACCGTTATGTATGACGATCCAACACCAACACATGAAGATGCTGAACAATCATCAACATGGGTCAACAATGATTTGACTTGGGAGGACGTATATTCTAAGAAACCTGTTGAATATCTTGAATCAATTGCAAGAGGTGAAACTCCACGTTGGGACACTGACGCAGGAAAATACATCTACTCAAATAATCAAGAAGAAGAGATTTCTATGGGTGGAAGTGTAAAGTCTGAAGTTAAAAAGGCTGATCCTCAGTCTAATCAAGAAGTTGACGAAGATTTACCATTCTAATTAAACTTTAACATGGACACTTGGAAATACTGAGTGTCCATATTTTTTAAAATCAAAAAAATGAGCAAAATAGCAGAAAAAATGTATGAGGCATTGTCCTTAAAATATCGTAGTGAAATAGCTGAAGCGGAAGCAACATTATTAGTTTATTTAACTTCGCCTGTTGGTATTGGTGAACACTCACAACATCTTGAAGAAATGGATAAGTTGGTTGAAAAATTTGCTAATGCACAAGATAAACTTGAGTCATTGGAAAAAATTCGTAAATATAATTCAGTAATTACACAATAACATGGCGATAAGAAAAAGAGAAATATCTTTGGAGTCAATCAAAGATAAGTACTCAACAAAAACAAAATACAAACCAGAAAGTTTTTATAATCTTGGGGAGGCTTTTTTGGGGTCATCTGGATTACCGGGACCTATTATGGGAGGTATAAATATGTTTTTAGGTCATTCAAATACCTCAAAAACAACGGCAATGATCCTTGCCGCAGCAGACGCTCAGAAAAAAGGTCACTTACCTATTCTTATTATTACTGAGAAAAAATGGTCTTGGGAACACGCTATTGAATTAGGTTTGCAGGCTGAAAAAAACGAACTTGGTGAGTATGACGGTATGTTTATATTTAATGATT